TCTGTCCCAACTATCGCAATGCCAATCATAGTATTGGTTTAGTTTATATTTTGTAAACTGACAAGATTCACTTCTTTCCCAATCAAAATTCCAACCGGCTAATCTATTTGCTTCATGCACGTATGGATGTAGTTCTTTATATATCCAGGTATCATTCAACCAAACTAAATCAGATTTTCTTTTTCTTTGTATATTTTTAATATCTTCTTTCGATAATTCTTCTTTTTCATATCCACCTGTTCTTGCAATACTTTCTTTTTGTTGATTAGCATACGCAATAACTTCATCACAAAATTTAGGTGTTAATACACCACTAAAGTACCAATAATAATTAGATATATTCATATGTTATAGTTTGCACAAAATTTAAACTATCCTTTTGATTATTAGTTATGTAATACATATTTGTGGATGGAAACATAATAAATTTATTATCTGTAAGTTCTATATCCCAACTTCTTCCTTTACGTCTGTTATCTTCAAAATGTATTCTAACCATACAATCTTTAACTTTTACACCATATAATAATGTAAAGTCTGGTGAGTTTCGAAGATCTACTGGATCTATATTTAATAAAGGTATTGTATTTTCCGCAGGTTTATAAATATTGCCCCACGTTTCTTTGTTAACTAAGTTAATATTATATTCAAGACCAATATGATCTCTCATATATGTGCTTAGCATATCCCAAGTTCTTGAAAATGGAAATTGTTTGTTTTGAATTACTGATTGTAAAATATCGCCTGTTAATTTATCTCGGTCAATGTCCCAATCTTTAGGCATTGCCACATCACCATAATATAAAGCTTGTTCAGATAATACTTTCTTTTGCATACCACATACCTTTTTAATTTATGCTTTTAAATCTGTCAAGTCCCAGGATTGGCCTGACTCATTCCAGGAGTAAACCCATCTATGAGTATCAGCTGTATTTTGTGATTCTTGTTCTGCTGTTAAAGCAGGGGCGTCACCTATTGGTGATTTCCAAGTTGCAGTTTCTATATGTTTTACCCAAGATGGATAAGGTGATTTAGGCCAAAAGATTTGATTATCTTCGTCCCAAGTATAACCTATACCTGCATAGTTTCCTCTAAATGCTTTCGAGTTATCGCCAGAACTATGTGTATTAGATACTGTGTTATATGAAGTTTGAATCCACATTTGTGCAGGCCAATTATTATGTGTTTCTAACCATTGTTGACCTACTGCTTCGTCTTCAATACCATCAGCATTTTTCATCTTATCATTATCCATAGTTAACACTTGAATAATTTTTCCGTTAGCTCCTAGTTTTGCAAAATGTGCCATAATATTTCTCCTTATATATTAATTTGTAGATTTCTGCAATATCTTAAAATTAAAAGAAACTGCAATTCTTTTTTCAACAGCTGTATTTTTAGTCACAAAATGATCTAAAGTCGAGGGAAATATTAATAAATCCCCTTTTTTAGGTTTAAACCACCACCGTTTGTATTGATTATATTTGTTGATAGGCCATTGAAATACTATGTCTCCGGAATCTCGGGGAACCTCAAGATAATATACTCCTGATAAATCTGGAGAATTTTTTATGTCAAAACAATTTACGTGGTCGTGCATATTAGTAGATTCGTTTTGACTGTGAACTTGAGCCCAATAATCTGTTAGTTCTATTACTTGATTATATCTTATGTAAAATTTGTCTTTTATAATATTAATTAATTCTTCAAATGGTTTTGATTTAGGTATTATTAAATCTTCGTTTCTAGTGTCACTAATATCTTTTGACATACGATTGTTTTCTTTAAATGATTTTAAACAATCATTTTTTAAAGATTTTATGTCTACACCATCTACGTTATCGCGTATAAAATATACACGATGTAAATCTACTTCAATCATTATTGAAATTTATATCTTACAATCACAATACCACTACCACCTGCTCCACTGTTATAACTACCTGGAACAGAATCAATACCACCACCTCCACCACCAGTGTTTGTTGAACCAGCATTACCATTGTTACCTGGTGCTGCTCCTGCTCCACCACCACCTGAACCACCTGCTCCTTGTACAGGACCATTTTCATTATTTCCACCTCCACCACCAGCATACGCAGCACAACTTCCGTTAATTGCAACAACTGAACCATTACCACCAGCACCTGCACCAGCAGGAACCGCATTGTTTCCAATTTGAGAGTGACCACCACCGCCACCACCTCTATTATTTAAAGGGCCTGGTCCACCACCTGTTCCTCCAGGAAAACCTTGAGATGGACTTACAGGAGGTGTATTTCCTGTTCCACCTGCAGCACTGCTCGGAGAGAGTTTTCCTCCACCGCCTCCTGATCCACCATTGGCACCAGTTTGATTAGAGCAACTACAACCTCCTCCACCGCCACCACCACCGTGTGCTGTTATTGTTGAAAATGATGAATTTGAACCACTATCACCTCTTTTATAAGATGGAGAACCTGATTTTGCTCCACCGCCTCCTCCAACTGTTATTGGATAATCTTGTAAACTCACTGGCAATGCAGTTCCTGCAGCACCACCAGAAGGTGAAGGATTACAATATGTAGAAGCAGAGTATCTTAAACCACCTGCTCCGCCACCGCCACCGCCACCATTAGCGTATCCACCAGAACCTCCTCCAGCTACTACTAGATAATCAACTGTATTAGAGCCAGCAGCATTACCACCACAAGTAACTTGAAAAGTTCCTGGACCTGTAAATGTATGAACTTTAAAATTTGTGTCGACTGTTGTAACTGTTCCACCAGTTGCTGTTATAAAAGATGGAAGTTGCTCAGTTGTCATATCATTTACTGCTAGCCAACCTTTTGTTGCATCAGCATAAACAAAAGTTATTGAAAGAGATTGTACATCAAGAACTTTGTCAGATGCTAAACCTTCAATATTGGAACTATTTCTACCTAAAGTTAAATTGTTACTGTTAAAAGTTCCTGCATAATCTTTAACTGCCACGATATCACCAACACTTGGTGAAGCAGGAAGAGTAACTGTAAAAGCTCCCCCTGTGGTATTACAAAAATATCCTTCACCAGATACTGCTGTAAAACCAGATGTTTTAATTGATGTTTGCCAATTAAC